TTCAAACTGAGATATAAGTTCGTTTAGTTTCATCCTACAGTTATTTTGTCCCCAGGTTTAATACCTTTATCCACGGTACCATTTGTTTTAGTGTTTAACTTTAATTGTCCTCTTTCATCTTTAGCTATCATTCCTGGTTTTGAAGGATCTTTAGGAATAACAGTTCTTACTTTAGATTTTGGATCAATCAATGTTGTTTCTTTATCGTTATCATCTAGAACATCTAACATAGTTCCAGGAGCCATTTGTTCTTGTACTATTTCATAAATTTTCATCTAATTTTTCTCCCTCTCGTACTAGGTTTTCTTGTTCTAGGTTTGTTTAAACTGGCACGTCTAACTGAACCCGGATTAGATCTACGAGTAATTGTTCCTCTAGTTTTAATATGACTAGACTTTTTTTGTTTTGTTACTTTTAAACCTGCTGACTTGTGTATATCTAATGGTTTATTACAGCTGGCTGGACTTGCCATTACACGACCTTTACGTGGTCCGCTTTGGCAACGAAACTTACGAACATTGGTATTGCCCTTGCGGGTCCAGGCCATTGTTGGTCCGGCTTCAGTAAGTTCATATACTAACATTATCTCTTACCCTTATTTAGAGCTTGCACTCTCTTACTTGCTGGATTAACTCTTTTTGTTCTTTTTGCTTTTCTAGCAAGTCTAGATCCCATTCTAGCTTTTAATTTTTTTAATCTTACTGATTTGCTAATATTAGGTGCTGCAAAGCACTGCTGAGGTTTTGCAACTATACGTCCGTGACGTCTACCTCCTGAGCAGCGGAATTTGCGAACAACTTTTTGTCCACTCCGGGCCCAGGTCATTCCTTCGTCAAGATTTATTGTTAGCTCTCTTAATAACATAATGTATTTAGTTTTTTAGGAAAAGGATTATTGTGGGAAAGACATCAATAACACAACGATTGTGCTAAGTAAACCAGCTACGATAGTTCCAGTTGCACCAATAAGGACTTTAGTCATCGATTGGTTGCCGTTCTTGATGTCAATATGTATCTCATCAACTTTAGATTCTAATTTTGTCATACGATCGTCAAGAGCTTTATAGCGTAGAGCACATAAATCTACATGAGCTTCTAAACTTTCTTTTTCTAAATCTGTTGTTGGTAGGTCAGACACCTATATCTCCTTCATAAAGTAAACTCGTAGTTGGCCTTTGTGTTGTTTTTATATATGTGCCTTTATGCATGTATTTATTAATCGATATCTAAATTGTTATCTGGTAGTTTAAATACTACATTTCTGTCGTTTTTGTCTTTAGTTCTTACTATACTATTATAAATGGTAGAAGTTTCGTCAAGACCAGTTAGTACCGGTATTAAATCAAAATCTTCTAAAAGCATTTCTCTAGTAAGTCCGCCTGTATATTCATGCTCAAAAACAAATTCCCAGTACCTTTGCTTTCCGCTGTATTTTTCACCGAAGCCTAGATTATCAATGTTGTCTGTCAAAGACTGAACACTAATAGGATTAGGGTTGACTCTTAATCCTGCTGTTTGTATAAATGTCATATAGTTTGCTTGTTGTTGCACTTTTTTAAGATCGTCTCCTCGACGAGCTTTAGTTTCAGTTATATCAATAAGGCTTAATACAATCACGGAGTTCATAAGTGTATTTACAGCCATAAAAAAAGCGCCACTTTAAAAGTGACGCTTTGTTTTTATTTGCTAACCAAATTATGGTGCTAGTGCAAGTAGTGTTGTTGAAACTGTTACTGTTTCTGTTGCACCTGTGATTTCACCAATTCTACGTGCTAGGTCTGCTGCGTTTGTGTGATGTCCATCAATTACTGCTGCAAAACCGTTGCCATCAAATTCAATCATAAGTGGATTCATTTCTTGTGCTACTGCTTCTGCTGTACCACCGATTCCATATGTCCAGTCACCTGATGCTTTTGTGCATGTTACCATTACTAGGTTTGCTGTTGAGTATAGTGTGCCGTCTGCGTGACCTACACCATTTGTTCTTGTTAATCCTGCCATTTTATTCTCCTATGTTTTCTCTTATGGCAAAACGCCTCTCAAGCGTTTCGTTACATTTGTATTTAGTCAATTTAGAAAAAAACACCGGAAATGGGCTGATTTTGGTGACTATTTTTTACGCTGTGTAGCCCGTTTATGCACAAGTTTAAGTTGCGATACATGTGCCGGACCACCTTCAATAATATCATCAATCATTTCGATAATTGGAGCATAGGCTTCTAAAAACTGTCGTGGAGGAAACTTACCTTCAAGTACATTATCTACAAATTTTGATGCTTTTGGTGCATTAGATAATCCTACCAAATAACCGTACAAAGCAATATTACGTTTTCTTTCCAAACGTTTGATACGTCTGCCTCTTATTTCAGCCCACGCATCCTCGTCTAGTGTTTTTTCAACCAAACCTTCTTCATACATGTCTTTGATAAAGTTCATTAACCTAAATACCTCTTAACAAACAATGACGGAAGTTCGTGATAATCCATGTCTAAAAAGTCGACAAGTCCGTGGGATGTTTGCATATCTTTTTGAAACTTTGTACGAACCATTGGCTTTACTTTTTCAGTTGTCATTAACATGCGTATTGTACGAGCTTGGTCAACTGATACTTTATGGCTTTTACCATCGTCGGTTGTTACTGTACCATCTTTGCCGCTATCAATAACTTTGCCTAGCTGTATAAACATAGGATCTTGATCATATCCTTTACCTAGTTTCTCATCTTGGTCAAGTTCTGACCCATGACCTCTAAGTCCTAGGTCGTCTAGTGTTCCTTCTGTTTCTGTATCTTTTAACACAGGACGCACAATTTTATTTAGGTGCGCTTCAAATTCATTAAGTTCTTTCATTTATCTCTCCACTGCTCTGTTGGCTGCTGTGAAGCCAGAGCGATTAACTAGTTTTATATCTCCACCAGGATGTGCAATAACATATCCTTCGCCGCCTGCTTGTTTACCGATGCTGGCAGTTATATCTGCATCGTGACTATCGAATTGCCCGATAACGTCATTCTTTAGATTTATAATACCTGTGATAATTGACCACATAGCGTTAAACCCTTGCTGATTTGACCCTATGTATTCAGCGATACGCTTTTTCTTAGAGTCACTTAATTTTGCAGTAGTAACCCATTGCAAAAAATCTTTTCCGAGATCTGTCATTCCACTATCTACTTTTTGATTTAGATAATTATAAAAAACCTTTGGCAAATCCTTCATTTTTATGTTAGTTAGGGTTTGTGAATTGAGCATTGCATCAATGGCACTTGCATTTTTATTTACTTCTGCCTTTAGATCTCTTACGCTATTATCATTTACCGAAGGTGGTTTTTGTGGCGTTACTGGAGGAAAAACTAAAACTTCTTCACCGATAGCTAAATCGTTAGCTTCTTGAGAACTAACCGGTCGTTCCATTCCAGATTCATCAATAAACCTATGAACCACTACCCCTGTTTTGCTTGCAGCAATTCTTTTACCTATTTCAGAATTAGGCGAAACTTTATATGTGACAATGTTTGGCGTAAAGGTAATCTTGCCTTCTACTTCAGGTGGTGTATTAAAATACAAAAGATCACCTTTGTAGTAACCTCTAAATTCTTTTGGAATGGCTTGTTCGTATTCATCATAAACGTCAGTCATGTTTTGTATGAACGTTTCGTAGTTAGCCTTTTTGACAGGATCTGGATTCGATGCTCCTGGGCGAGCTGATAACATCTTTCCTAAGTCTTTTGCTGACTTTGCTTTACCGTCGTATCCTTTTGCTCCAAAGCCTGATTTGTCTGTGAATATAAACTCTCCATCTTCATTGCGGCCAAAAATGACTGCGGGAGAACCGTCCCATTTGATTGTGACTGACTCATGTTGTCCATCCTCAAGATTACTTAAACTTTCAATTGCTCTAATTGCGCCGCGACTACCTTCAGTAAAGATTAGATCTTCTGCATGGTCAATTCTGGCTGCTGCTTCAAGCAAAGAATTTTTTATTAAAATATTTTTAAACTCGTAAAATCTCATAACCCTGCAAGCTCTCTAATTCTGTCAAGTTCTCTAGTAGACTCAGGTAGTGTTAGTCCATCCTTTTCTAGTGTATCTTTAAATTGTGCAACCAATTCTTCGTAGTTAGGATCTTTTTTAATAAATTCTATCATACTTTCTACAGTAAATGTATCTTCTTCTTTTGCACCTGGCCCGAGTAATAGCTCTGGAATACCTTTTTTCCAGTCGTCAGTTACGACGGCATCTCCGTTTTCAGGATCAACAATTCCAAATTTAGGACTCATCTTATATCCCCTACCCCTTGCAAGACTAGCTAACAGCATAGCTCTATACTTGCCGGGAAAAGCGTCTGTTCCGCCGCGCTTTGCGCCTCGTTGAAAATCAGGATTATTAGTAAACATAAAATCGGTTTGCACAAACCCGTTTAAATCACTACCCTTTATAGGGGTACGGAAGTGCACCTGATCTCCTGCGTCGTGGATCCAGCCGTCTTGTTTCGTGCGACCTTTGTTCATAATATCTTGATCGGGTATTCCTTGGCTTTTGAGCCAGGCGGCGAGCTTAGATTTAAGTTCATCTTTACTAACTTTATTTGCATCAGTATTAATATCTAGGTCACCTGATGAGTTTTCTTTGAACGATCCACCAGGATTATTTTTCTTTCCTGTAGTTCCTAACAAATCCTGCTCATCAATTTCGAAACCAATTATTTTTTCTAAGAACTTAATAGTAGGATCTACATCAGGAGTTGCAA